GCCCGTCTTCTTGTCGAAGAGCACCACCTCTGCGGATCGAAGCGATCGTGGAAGCGCGCGCCAGTCTTCCGCCGTGAGTGCATCGCCTTTGGCTGCGTGTCGAAGAGCCTTGGCCCCAGTGATCAAACGCGACTCCAGCACGATCGCCGCGCTCTCTGGAGATCGACCACGCTCGGCAAGAAAAGCAAGGTCCTCGGTGGCCATGCCGCCGACTATCCGCCGCGTTGACCTGACCCCAGCATCTGTCCGCTGAGTTGAGTCGAACCAGGCCACATGCTCCTGGTCAAAGGCCTCGATCTCAGCCGACGAAAGCGCGCGCATCGCGGCCGCCCCCATGTCCGCCGGCGCATCCCCCGCCTTGCTCACCAGGTTGTCGACCGCCTTTCCGGCCCGGCTCGCGCCCGGGTTGTACGCCCACCCCGGGTCCACGCCCTCGGGCACCATCGAGACCTCGCCGCTGCGCGGGTTCGTGTACTCGCGCAGCTTCGCGGGCGGGGCCTTGTCGCCAGGCTCGTAGCCGGCCTCCTTCGCCTGCGCCTCGCTGAGCTGCACCACGCCGCACCGGCAGTTCCAGCCGTTGGGCGGCATGTGCGCGTTCCACCACGGGTCGTCGGCGGGCAGGATCGTGCCGTCCCATGCGGCGTGCTCGTCGCGCACGCGGTCGTCGTCCACCGCGTCGTACATCAGGTACGGGGCCGAGGCCTTGGTGTCCTGGATTTCCTGCCAGTGGCCGGCCGCGTAGGCTGTCTGCAGGTTGGTGCGGAATATGGTGCGCAGCCTGCGCGGGCTGCCGAGCTGGACCGTCTTCATCTCGCCCGTGACGGGGTCCTTCATCTCGGCCTTGCCCCACCAGCCGGCCTGCACCAAACGGCCCTCGATGCCCTCGCGGAACTGCTCGAAGCTCTGGCCCTCGGCCAGGGCCTTGTCGACGGCCGCCCGCGTGTCGCGCAGCAGGTCCAGGCTCATCATCTTGGCGACCGTGAACGCCGCGTCATGCTCCTGCTGCCACACGTCCTGCCAGGCAAAGCCGACCTGGTAGCCCTTGCCCCGGAAGAACTCGAGAGCCTGCTTTGGAGCGAGGTCGAAGCGCGCTGCAGCAGTCACGGCTACGTGCTCACGCGAAGGTAAGCCGCTTCACGCCATAGTCAAACTGCGCAGACAACTTGTCGGCGCTGCTGTTGTAGGTGGCGACCACTGTGACGCGCCGCAGTTCGGCCACATTCGACGGGTTGCGCATCGCGTTGTCGTCGGCTGTCAGCGTGACTTCGATTTCGCTGGACGGGGGGACGGCGGTCAACGGGACAATTGACTGGCCGGTGGTCAAGCAGTCGACGCGGTAGACCACGGCCGAGGGCGCGGCCAGGGTGCCATCCTTGTCACGAAAAGCCACCCTAAGATAGGCGGTCGTTCGTTCGTTGACAACGTCCGACATCGCTCAGCTCAGCGTGATTGTCAGGTCCAAGGTCCACGTTTGCCCGGAGGCTTTGGTGCCTTGGTTGCTTACCTTACGGTTCAGCGTCTTGCCAGCGCCCGACCCGTTGTCTACAACGAACTCCTGCCAGGCATAGTTGGCGTCTCCGCTGCCGAACTCGGAACGGAAGGTCACGCTCTGTCCACTGATCTGCGGGTAGCTTGCCGACATGGCCTTGTAGGTCTTGTTGGTACTGGCTTGAAGGTCGGTCTGCGCAGCAGCTTCTGCCGAGCTGCTGTCGCCGACCCCAAGGCGGGCGTTCGTGTTGTTGTATGCCGTTTCGCTACCGCCCGTGAGCAGCAGCAACATGGCTCCGATGCCTTCGTTCAGCAGCAGATTGCCGTCGATCACTGACTCATCGAAGGACGCACCGGACCTGAATGCCTCGTCGTCGGCATAGCGCCGAATGACCCACTGGGTGAGGTATGAAAAACCATCGCGTACTTTGGACATGGAACAGCCTCAGTTGAAGAAAAGTTGCGCCGTGCGGCGCCTCATGAAGAACGCCGCGCGCCGCTGGGTGAAGATCACCGCCGCGGTCCGCTTGCGTAGGGAAACGTCAATCTTTGCTATGCGCGCGGCGATCAACCGCAGCACCACATCCAGGCCGGAGGCTTGCTGCAGCACCTGCACGAGAGCCGCCAGCTGCACAAGATCGACGCCCATGCCTGTGTCGGCCAGGCCAACCTGAATCGATACGGTGTGGATGTGGTCAGAACCGGCGACGACATCGGCCACCACCTTCAGCACCTCGGACAGATACCGAACACCTTCCGCCCCGGCGCCCAGGTCTGATATGGTCAGCCGGACCCGCAGCGCGACGGCCTCTCCAGCGCTGCCTTGATCCTTCAGAGCCAGCGCGGCATGCAGGCCCGCCATGTCGACGGCTGCCCCGCCGTCGGAAAGCGCCAGCAGTGCGAGCGCCAGCGGCGTATCGGTCGCCGATGCCGCATCGCTGACAGACGCCCATGCGAAGGCAGACAAGGCCTGCATGCTGACGCCCACGTCGTTCAGAGCCAGCGCGGCACGCAGGCCCGCGATGTCGATGGCTGCCCCGCCGTCGGAAAGCGCCAGCAGTGCGCGCGCCAGCCGCGTATCGGTCGCCGATGCCGTATCGCCGACAGAGGCCCGTGCGAAGGCAGACAAAGCCTGCATGCTGACGCCCACGTCGTTCAGAGCCAGCGCGGCATGCAGGCTGGCGAGGTCGACGGCTGCCCCGGCGTCGGAAAGCGCCAGCAGTGCGCGCGCCAGCGGCGTATCGGTCGCCGATGCAGTATCGATGACAGAGGCCCGTGCGAAGGCAGACAAGGCCTCCATGCTGACGCCAACGTCGTTCACTGCCAGCAAGGTGGCCGTCAACACGCCGAGCGCTTCGATTGATTGACCGAGATCGGACAGGCCCAGACGTACACGGAGCAACGGCACGTCGACACCCGAGGCCGCCTCCATCAGCAGCACGGTCGCCTGGATCTGCAACGCAGCGAGTGCCGTCCCTGCATCGGTGACCGGCACCTGTGCCGCAGCGCCGGCGAATATGTCCGCACCGGCGCCCAGGTCGGAGATGCCGGCCAAGACGCGGACCAACACGGAATCTCCACCGCTGCCGCCGTCGCTGGCAGACTTTCCGGTCTGGGAGACGAGCGGGCGCAGCGCCACGGTGACGAACGCCGCAGTGTTGCTGGCCGCGTTGGTGCAGCTGGTGGTCCCGCTGCTGCCGGCGCTGGCGAGCTCGGCCGTCACAACGGCAATGCCACCGCCGAAGCCTATGCTTGTGGTCTGGTCGACGCGCTCGGTGATGTTGGTCAGCGCCGGGTTCGTGTAGCCGTCTACGTTCGCGGTGCTGTTGATGTCGCGGTCGTTGCCGATGGCCAGCACGATCATCGTGTCGGCGGTCGTCGTGGTCACGGCCGGCAGCGTCCAGCTTGTGGCCGCCGATGCCTGCACCGATCCGGCCGCGGCGTCGATCGGCGTGTTCGTGTCGACACCACGAAATGCCAACATCACGCCGGTGTTGTGGTCTCCGCTGTCAACAACCGATCGGTTGGATTCAGTGCCCGACGTGATCTTCCAGAACACTCCCAGGCGCACACCTCCGGCGGCTGCGGCCGTACCCGTGCCTTGCGGGCTTGCCGACACCTCTGTCCAGCCGCTCGGTGTGGTAATGCTTTGGTTCGCCGTCTCGACGAACAGCAACAGAAGGTCGTCTGCTTGAATGCCAGACGGCGGGGGCACGCTGAGGGAGCCACTCCCTGCAACCCAGGTCCCCGCAGCGACGAATGACGGCGCAGGCATGCGGTTAGCGCCCCTTCGAGGCCGTTGTGAACCGCGCCAGGACGCCGGGCCGCTGCGGTGCCCGGCCGCGGCCCATCACGTGGCCCGCGAAGGTGGCGCGCGCCATGGTCTCGACGGCCTGCGGGTCGGGCTCGCGCGCCACCAGCTGCGACATCCGTTCTCGAAACTGCACCAGGTCGCCTGTCTCGTCGAGCATGCTCAGCATGTCCTCCACCTGGGGGCCGACGAGTGCGCGCCATTGGCCCGCCAGCTCCTCGGCGCCCTGCACCAGCGCAGCCTGGCGCAGGGCGTTGAAGCCGCGCGCCTGCTGCATCGGCCGGCCCTCTGCAAACACCGCCTCGGCGCCGCCGGCGTCGCCCATCGCATCTGCATCCATGCCGCCGATCGGTGCGTCTGGGGCTCGGCGCGTCCACCCCTCGCCGTAGGTCTGCAGCACGTAGTCCTCGCTCGGTTCCCAGCCCATGTCGTGCAGCGTCTTGTCGCGCGCGGCGCGCTGCACCAGGTCCTCGGGCTCGCTGAAGTCGTGCTTCAGCAGCGGCAGGCCGGCGCCGGGCAAGTTGAACTCGACGATCCAGCGCACCAGCGTCTCGTTGAGCGTCTCGTCCAGCTCGTCGGCATCGTCCTGCGCCACCTCGAGCCGAACGTCGTTCTGCACTGAGGCCTGGCTGCTGCCCAGGCCGCTGGCCGCGGCCGTCGTGCTCATGGTCTCGCCGAGCACGGCCTTGCTGATCTGCTCGTCCATGTAGCGGACCAGCTTCTCGTACGTGTCAACGCTGCCGCTGCGAGCCGCCTCGAGGAGCTCGATGGTCATTCCCTCCGGCACCGTCACCCCGGCATCCTGGCTGATGGCCTGCAGCGCGGCCAGGAGCTTGGCCTGCTCCGGCGGCTGCGTGCCGTTGGGGTACTTGCCCAGCGCCGTCGGGCTGCCGAACTTGTCCGCGAAGGTCAGCCAGAAGGTGATCGTGTTGCGCTTGAAGAAGACCGGCCAGAACAGCATGCCGCCCAGGCCCGTGCCGTAGGCGCTGTCGTCGTCGGCGCCGCGGCGGTGCACGATGAACTTGCGCGGTGGCATCGGTTCGCCCTCGACCATGTTGGCCGCTGTGCGCAGCTGCAGCGTGCCGTCCAGCGCGAAGGTGAAGCGTCGCGCGTCGCGCGCCACCACATTGGCCGGCAGCACGTACCCGTCGCGCAACTCCCACATCACTTCGCCGACCGCGTAGCCCTTCAGCGTCGCCTCGAGCAGCCGCTTGCAGATGTGGTTGAAACGCAGATACTGCAGCGCGTCCGCCACCAGCTTGGCGGCTTTCTTGTCGAGGCTCGCATCGCTTGCCGGCTCCACTGTCCAGGGCCGCGACGTGACGGCCATCTTGCGCTTGGCGAGCACGGCGCCGGCGTGGGCGTCGCGCTTCAACTCGTCGTAGATCTTCAGGCCCTTGCCGCCGCCGCGGCTCAGCAGCGTGTCGTCGGCATTGGTGAGCGTTCGGCCGTAGAAGGTGCGGTAGATGTCGCGCTCGATCGACGCGATCTCCTGCAAGATGGGCTTGCCGTCAGCCCCGAGGATGCTTGCCATGATCGTCAGACCCCCTCCACGTAGTCGGCCAGGTCCTGGCTGATGCGCTTGACTCCTGTGCTCTGGTGCTCCATGCGCACCGGCGGCTTGTCGGCCGCTGCCTTGGCCAAGAAGCAGGCCCAGGCCCGGTCGGCGTGGCCGTCGCTGTCGCTGTCGGCCACGAAGCGCGGCGCGCCGGTGACGCTGGTTTCCTTGCGCAGCTTGTGCAGGTCGCTGCGCAGAGCCTGGTCGCCCATCGGGATGCGGGTCCGCCGGTCCTCGAAGGCCTGCTTGCCCAGCGTCGCCAGGTGCATCTTGTTCGCGGCGGTGAAGAGCACGCCCTCCACCCGCATGCTGCCGTGGCGGCGCTGCGCGTCCTCCACCGGCTTCTCGCCCATGCCCGTCTGGTCCATGCAGCAGCGCAGCACGCGGTATCGGGCGAACACGTCATCGAGCAGCGCGTCCTGCTCAGCGAAGCTGGCCCGCTTGCGCGTGATGATCTCGCGCGTCCAGGCCACGTCGCCCACCAGCTCGTCGACCCAGATCACGAACAGGTCATTGCGCGCCGCGATGTCGACGCCCACGTAGCAGGGGCCGCCGGCGTAGTGCGCCGGCACGCCCGCGTGGTCATGCTCGACCGAGTTGATGAGGTCGTAGCTGAGCCATGAACTCGCTTCATCGAGCCATTGAAGCTCGTACTCGGCCGCCCAGATGTCATCGTCGTCCAGGCCGCGCCTGAGCTCGTCGGCGTTGCGCGGCAGGCCGTCGGCGATGGCCTGGTAGATGTCCACCGTGTGCCGGTGCCATAGCGGGTCGGCGCCGGTCGCCAGGTCGTAGAACTTGTTGCCCTTGCCGTTCGGCGTGCTCGTGACGCGCACCCGCCAGCCGGCGCTGATGATGGGGTAGGCGGCTGCCCAGATCTTGCGGCTGTCCTGGTGGAACGCGAACTCGTCGAAGAACATGTTCGCGCTGAAGCCGCGCGCCGTGTCGGCGTTGGCCGGCAGCGCGGTGATCTTGGTGCGGCCGGGGAAGATGAGCTGCAGCCCGCGCCGCTTGACGCCCGAGTCGTCGTCGTAGAAGTCGAAGTCCTCGCGGGCGATGGCGCGCGCCGCGTAGGCGTAGGCCTTGATGTGGCGCTCGACACCCTCCTCCATCGCCTCCAGCGCCTGGCGCTCGCCGCGGCTCAGGATCACCCATGGGCTGCGCCGGCCTTGGGCCTCGGCCTCGTGCACGTCGTCGACGATCTCCAGCGTCGTCGTGAAGGTCTTGCCTGTCTGGCGCGCAAAGCGGCCCAGCTTGAAGCGGGCGCGGTCCAGGAACCAGTCGCGCTGATAGGGGTACAGCAGCGGAGTGGTCACAGCCTGTCCTTCGGCGGCTGCATCGTCCGGTGCAGCCGTCAGGCCGGGCCTGCCACGGCGCCGGTGTAGATGGCCCGGATCTTGGCCAGCGCGTCGGCAGACAGGCTGCCCAGCGTGCCCTGGCCTGCGGCGTCGGCCACCTGCCTGTCGGCTGCGGCCAGCTTCGCCCGCACCTCGTCTGCGTGCAGCTTGGCGGCGATGCTGGCGCGCACCAGCGGCGCCATGGCCCGGCTCAGCTGGACCAGGTCGACGCTTTCGGGGTCCACGTCCTCCATGCTCTCGAGCACGCCGAAGAGCTTGTCCTGCAGCAGCCGCATCGTCGCCTGCGCCATGTGGTCGGCGCTGTCGGGGCTGGCCTCCACCAGCGCGCGCGCCCGGTCGGCGCTGGCCTTGAGCTTGGCGATCTTCTGCTCGAGCTGGCTGCCGTAGCGGTGAATGCTGCTCTTGCCGATGTCGTAGCCCTGCTCGCGCAGCCAGTCCTGCAGGGCCTGGTAGTTTCGGAACCCGTCGCCGACCAGCCGCGCGTCGAGTGCCTCGCGCACGTCGTCGGGGAGTGTCACGATCTTGCTCCGCTCGCCCACGGGTCAGCTCTGCGGCACGTGGGGCCGGGCGATGCCGGGCTCGACCACGCTGGTGTACTCGGCCAGGTCGATACCGTGGCGAGTGAGCTGCACGAACCAGCGGTCCATGCCGTCGCGCTGGATCGTGACCAGGTCGCGTGCCTCGAGGTAGGCGAGCTCCCTGCGCAGCTCATGCTCGGTGGCGTCGGCGTACACGGTGTGCACCACCTGCAGCATGGCCTCGACAGAGCAGCCCTGCGGGCGCGCCACGTTGGCGGCCAGCACCAGAAACCAGCGGATGCTCTCGCGCCGGATGCGCGCGTGGTCCATCATCACTTGATCTCCTTGAGCATCACCGCGCGGTCGACCGACAGCCGGAGGTTGTCGATGCCGACATGCACCGCCGCGATGACGCGGTTGTGGTCCTCCCTCCGCACGTAGTCGCGCGGCAGCTCGGCCTTGAGCTCGAGCAGCTCGCGCTCGAGGCGGCGCCCGTCCTCGGTGTGCCCGCGCAGAGTCTCCGTTACCACCTCGAACTGCTCGCTGATGTGCGCCATGCTCTGGCTGATCAGCATCTTGCCCATGCCCCAGAACGCGCCGAGTACGGTGAGCAACAGCCCGATCAGCTGCCATACATCCACGGTGAGCGTCATTCGGAGTCCTCGGGTGGGCCTGGCGACGGCGAGACCGCTGTGCAGATCACTGCCGCATCGGCCGCTGCCGGGCGCGTGGCGCAGCCGGCCATCAGCGCGGCGGCCACGCACAGTGCCAAGGCAGCGAGTGTCCTCATGGCTGCATCATCCCGCGCGAGCGCGGCTGGCGCCAGGAGCGCGGGCGAAAGTGTGGCGCTGGCTGAGCATCACCCGGAGCGCGGTGACGCGACGCGCACGTGCGACACGCGCAGGGCCTCGAGCAGGCGGCTCCAGCCCATTCGGCGCCATGGCGTGCCGTCCACGTGGACCATGTAGCTGTCGACTCGGCTCGTCCGCCACAGGTCGAGCCGCGTGACGCGCAGCCCGCAATCTCGGTCGATCACGATGACGGTGCGGCGCAGGTTGGGCAGATCGACAGGATAGGCGGGCGCCGGGCCGGCAGCAAGCCCGCGCCGGCGGGCTCTGGCTCCCAGCTGAGCGCGGCGGGCTGCGTCAGCGCGTTTGGTCGTCCGGTACATCGTCAGCGGGGCGCAGAGCTTGCACGGTTGGGCGAAGACACGTTAGGCCCCAATCCCATGCCGCCGCTCAATGCGGCGCGCAAACTCTTGGTGCCAGTCGTCCACGTCCATGCCGGTCACCTCGTCCCACATCTCTTCGATGTCGAGTGGGTCAAGCGGCACTCGTTGCGCCCGCTTCTCGGCGTCTCGTGCCGCCGTCCACCATGTGTGCGCCTCGCGGGCAAGCCGCGCGTTCTCGCCGCGCAGGCGTTCGCACTCCAGTGCCACAGCCTGCCGCACGCGCTCCTCGGCCAGCGAGACAAACGTCAGCGCTTCTCCCGGCCCGTTGCGCACGCTGGCGCGCTTGTAGCGCCTGCTGCCGTGCCCCGTGTAGTACAGGCGCGCTACGGTCGGCAGCCGGCCTAACAGGTCGTTCAACGGGAGCCCCAACGGCTGGCCGCATTGGCTGTCCGCGTTTGGCTTGGTCATGTCGCTTGCTCCTGTTCGGGCCGTTGTGGCCCCGTTAACTCTGCGTTAGGTCCCACAACACGCTCCAGCACATGCAGCCCGCCCTTCGTCATGCCTGCCCGTCGCCAGCCGGCGGCGAGAAAGCAAAATCCAGGGTTGCTTGAGCGGACCTTTGCGCTGTTGACGTAGGTGTAATGCCTGCCACCAGGCCAGAGCGCATCAGCGATGCGATCCGCCTGTTCCACAAGTTCCGATGATCGGATGCCGCTTTCGTTCCTGAAGGCGGCGCAGTTGATGCCGTGCTGTCGCTGGCCGGTGCGCTGGTCGATGCAGTCGTCAACAAACTTGCGCCACACGAAAAAGGCGTCTCCGCGCTCAGTGCGCAGCACAACCTTTTCGCCTGGGCCGACGAACAGTTTTCGCTCCCGCTGGTCGGCGTAGTGATAGGCGCTGTAGTGGCGCAGGTACATCTCCATGCAGTCACGGTCGCCATCCTTGGTCAGCCACCAGTGGGGCCTAACATGGCGGTCGAGCGGACTGCCCACGGCGGGCAGTGTCTGCTCGGTTTCCACCAGTTGCGGCGCCGTGGTCATCCGCTCACCTCTACGTTAGGCGCTTAGGGTTTGCGAGCATGACATTCCCCTTGCGTAATCGGCCATGATGGCCTATTATCTCCACATCGCAACACACGTTGTGACCCGGCGCCTCCCGGTTTGAGGGGCGACATGGAAACACCATGACGACGACCACGATGACCCGCACCCTCCGCTACGGCAAGGGCTACACCGGCAAGATGGGCAACAAGTGCTGGATTGCCCGCATCACCGGCACCGACAAGGTATTCGCCCTCTCGCGCGAATTTCTGGAACCGACCAGCGTCGAGCGCGAGCACTTCAACCGGGCGCGCACGATGATCGACTTCTCGTATGAGCTTGAAGTCAATGGCCTCTATGAACTGAGCGCAGAGGGCGAGCGCTGGTTTGCGATGTGCTTCACCACGGCCGAAGGCGAAATCAAAACCGCGAAGGTATCGGATGCGCGCGTCAGGGCGTGGGCCGAAGCGCTGGACGCCGGCAAGACCGACAACGAGGCTCGCTTGGCGAGCAAGGGGCTGTAGATGACAAACCATCCGCGTCGTTCCCGCGCGCGGCTGTCCGCCTATGGTGCGCGGCTGCGCACCATCGACGGTCAGCGCGTCGTCGAGATGATCGACCCCAATGACGGCAGCCGGTCGCGCTATCAGTACCGGCGTCATGCCGCGACCATTTCGCGCCGAGTGCTGGGCAGCGACGGGAGCGTCGTCTCGGACTGGGTAGCCCTGTCGCTGGACGACCTTGCTGCTCTGATGCGCGTGCGCGGCCACTACCACCCGATCCTCGACCCGTTGGGGCTGTGATGGCTGGGCGTCCGTCAGCAGCAGCCACACGGGCCGCCAGGTGGCTGTCCTCCGAGATGGCGGCCGGCCGCACACCAACGCCGGCAACGCTGGCGCAGCGCACGGGGCTGTCGGTGCGCCAGGCGCGCCGCATCTGCGCGCTGGCGGGCGTCGAGTCGCGGCCAGTTGGGCGCCCGCGCGCTCCAGACCCGGCGCCATAACACGCCCATCGAGCTGACCCACGCCGGCAGGCGGAATGGTCACGTTGTGGCCTAACACGCCGGTCAACTCGGACTGGCCCTGGCGGGCCAGCCGGTTACCGGCAAAGTTAGAAGGCATGCGCTACTCGCCGCAAAAGCATGCCAACGCTTCCTCTTCGTCGTGGCCGTACAGGTCGCCCTGCGTCTCGGCCGTCTTCATCATCGCGGCGTAGCTGGGCCGGTCGGAGCGGAACACGGCGCCGCTTGGCTTGCTTGCCAGCGCCTGCCAGCGTCACCCAATCCCATCCACAGCGTACAGCAGGTGGGTTCCACGCATCCATCGATTGTCGACATACGACACGCCAGCCGGCAGGTGCCAGCGCAGAACGCCGTTGACGATCTCGGCGACGGGCATCGCTGCCAGCCGTGCACTCTGCTGGTCTCGCTGCCATGCCCGCCAGGCCTCCAGCTTCGCCTCGGGCGGCCAGCGCAGGTGCATCTTGGCTGCGATGCGACGCATGGCGCTCTTCACGCTCAGCGGCGTCAGGCCGACACGCCTGGCCGCCAGCTTGTGGCTGCCTGCAGCGCAGACGGCGGTGATCACCTCGGCCTCGCGCGCCGTCAGGCCCCACGGGTTCGGCGCCTGCGCTCTGCGAGCATGTGCCGCGAACTGTTCAAGTTTCTTGGACAGTTCCTCGCTGTCGACGCAGCTCAGCGCTCCGAGGTCGGTAGGCAGCTGGCCGTCTGCCGGCGTGTCGTGATCATCCATCGGTTCTCCAGGTCATCGGTGGAATGGGTGCGGTCGGAGCGAGGCGGCGGACATGTCGCAGATGCGCCTCAGCAGACAACTGGGCCATCGAGCGTCGGATCGAGGCATGGAGGTGAGGACCTGCACTCGACAGCGCTTCGCGCATCACTGCCACACACGCATCGGCATCAGCGTCGCGCACTACCCGTCTATCGCGCAGAGCAGCCAGCACCAGACGGACGATCAGCTCGTCCAGGGCTGTGCCGCGGCACGCTGTCAACCGTCAGCGCTTCGCCTTTGAGTCCACTACACGCTCCAGCCTCCAGACCCTCGTCTCGGTCGGCGTGAGGCGCCTCAGCGTGAGCGGCACGCCGCGCTTGCGGGCCGCCAGCGCCAGGCTGCGGGCGTGGTTGTCGTGCAGCACGACAGACGCGCCCGGCTTCATGCGCTCAAGCAGCTGCTCCCACAGCAGCCGCGACAGCTTCGGCTTGACGGACGGGCCGCACGGCACGCCGGCCTCGATCACTATGCTGCCGATGTGTGGCAGCGGCGGCGCCTTGACGCGCGGGGCCTTGCCCTTGCGCTGGGCGGCGCCGGCCAGGCGCCCGGCTTCGAACACACTGGCCGGCACCCCGGCCGGCTTGTGTGCGCCGGCTTGCGCGGCGCTGGTCTGCAGGTGCACGAACCCGGGCTTTTCGCGGTCGTCTTCCGTGTCGTCGTCTTCGCAGAACCGGCGGATGCTGTCCTGCGTGGCGCCGATGCCGTTGCGGGCGCCGGAGCGGCTGGTGATGCGGCTCATTGCTGGTGGTCTTCCGTGGTGGTGGTGGTGGTGTCGAACAGGCTCGGCTGCGCCCGCGCGGCATGCTCGGCGCGCATGTAGGCGATGGCCTTGTAGATGGCGTGGATGCCCATGCCGTACTGGCGCGCGAGCGCGCCGTGGTTGCGCCCGTCGAATGCATCCCAGATGCGGGCCCAGCGCTCACGGGTCCGCAGCGCAGCGCATTTGGGGATGTAGACGATCTGCCCGCCGAATTGGTCGCGCACCTCCTCGGCGACGGATTCGGCGACGGTGCAGGCGCGCGCGGCGTCCAGGCCTCCGGCCTCGAGAGCGCGAGCCACGATGCCGATCAAGTCGGCGAAGAACTCGGGGTGCTTCTGCGGCCGCGCCGCTGGCTTGGCAACGCTGTCACCTCTGCGGCTGGTGCTTGCGGTCGGCTCGGGCGGCTGCGTTGCAGCGCCTGCGCCGTCGGCACCGGGGCCGACCGCCAGGCCGTTGATGGCCGCGACTCTCAGCTCGAGCGTCACGGGGCCGAGAGCCCACAGAGTGCGGTATGAGTGCCTGGACAGCGCCTCCGACAGCGCCTGGAGCGCGGGCCCGTCGAAGACGCCCTCGGCGCCCTGGGCGCTCTGCGGCGCTGCGTCGATCTGCGCTGCGTCATTCATGTCTCTGCCCTCCTCGCGCGGCGCCGTCGGTCCACCTCGAGCGCGGACACCAGCTTGTGCAGCTCGGCAGGGGAGAGGAACTCGAGCCGCTCCTTGGCGAACATGTGCCGGCACATCGCGTGCGCGTACTCCCACGGCCGGCCGGCGCTGAGCAGCAGCGCCTCCACCTTGCGCAGCATCGGCCCGCGGTCGGCCGCGTCCATGTTGCGCGGCCGGCCAGGGGTGGGCTTGTGCGGCGGCGCGGGCTTGAAGCCGCTGGCCCGCAGGTGGGCCAGCACCTTGGCGCGGCCGGCGTCGTCGAGGTCGCGCGCACTGCGCACGCCGGCCACGCCCTCGAGCATGGCGCGATAGGTCTCGTCGTCCAGGCCCAGCTGCTGCTGCGCGATGTGGATCTGCGCGAGATCCTTGCCGCGCCGCTGCGCCGGGCTCGTGGCCCGTGGGGCGGTGCTCATGCCCTTGCCTCGGCCAGGATGCGGTGCACGGCGTCGGCGGTGTCGGTGCCGCCATCGCAGCTGCAGCGGCACGCGCGCGGCGGCGTGGCGGCGTCGGCCAGCCACAGCGTGTCGCGGATGCGCTCGGTCGTCTCCGGGCTCAGCACATGTGCGTTGCCGTGGCTGTCGAGCAGCACCAGCTCGCCGGTGTCGAGCAGGCCCACGCGCATCGGCGCGGGCCGGGCCTGGCCTGCACTCCAGGCGCCGCGCCACCAGGCAATGGCGGCGCGGATCATGCTGCCACCTCCTGCTCGAACGGCAGCACCGCGAACACCTCGACGCCGGTCACCACCGTCAGCCCGGCAACGGCTGTCAGCGCCCTCGCATCGGACAGGGTGCGGGCCTTCGCGGGGTCGGCGGCCGCCTCCTCGGCGCTGATGGTGCGCGCGGCCTGCGTGGTGGCGATCACGGCCTCTTTGTTCACGGCCTCGGTCGTGCGCACGTAGTCGGCCAGCGACAGGGCCTTCAGCGTGGCGATCACGTTGTCCTCGCCGCGCACGCGGCAGCTCGGCGGGTTGGTGCGCCAGCTCACGGAGCCGGTGATTAGGTTGGCAGTCTTGGCGCGCAGGCCGTCGGTGATCTCGGCGCGGTGCGCCTCGCACCAGGCGTGGATGCCGCGGAAGAGTCGGTCGATCTGCGTCTGCAGTGCCTCGAGCAGCGGCTGCGCCTCGGCGGTGATGGCGGCGATGCGGTCATTCATGTCGGCCTGCACGCGAGCCTGGTCACGCTGCAGGTCGCCGAGGGTGCGGATGTCGGCGGCGCATGCGTCCTTGCTCTGCGGCACGTAGGCCTGGGCGGCGGCTTGGAGTTTCTTGGTGGGCATCAGGGCGTCCTCACTTCGCGATGCGGGGTGGGGTGGATCTCGGTCAGTTGCGCGACTGGGCCAGCAGGTCAGACAGCAGGTCAGACAGCGGCACGCGGCGCATCTGCGCTTCCATTCGGAGGCTGTTCAGCGCCCGCTCGCGCAGGAAGCTGCAGCTCTCGTCGATCTCGTCTGAGGTCTTGGCGACGTAATAGCCCACGTCGGGCGTGCAGGAGATCGGCAGGCCGAGTGCCCGCGCCTCGTGCACGAGCGGCAGCAGGGTGCGCAGCGACATGCACAGTTCGAGGGCCAGCTCCTCCGGCGGTATGGCATTCGTCTTGCCCTGGTGGTGGGCTTTCATCCTGTGCATCAGCGCGTCCAGGTCGGCGCGGCGCTTTGCGGCGTAGTGCATCGGTACAGTGCGGCGCAGGTCTTCAGGGGTGCTTTGCATCGGGTTCATTGGGTGCTCGGTGGGTGGTTGCTGGGGCGTGGTGGCTGGGTGGGTGCGACGTGTGCGCCAGGTAGTCGAGTGAGCCGCGGCGCAGGGTGGGGCCGGTGCGCCAGCCCGGCACGCCGGGCAGCGGGTCGGCCATGCGATCGATGCCGCAGGTGGGCGTCTGCCGGGTGTGGCGCGTGATGCGCGTGGCGGCGGTGATCACCGGCGCACCGGCTGGCGGCGCGGGCGTGTCGTGGCGCGGCGGGCGAATCTCGATGGGTGGGAACGGTCTGGCCGAGGTGGTGAGCAGGTGCCGCTTGGCGACTCGCGCGTCCTGGGCGATCGCCTGCGCGGCGGAATCGGCCAGCCAGGCCTGCGCCAGGCAGTCGGTGGCGAAGTAGTGGTAGCGCGTGCCATTGCCGGCCACGCGCACCAGGGCGGCGCGCTTCTTGGCGCTCTCGAGCAGCTTCTGCGCGTCGTGGCAGTCGACGTGCATCAGCGCGCGGAGATCGGCGTTGCGCACGCCGCACGCGCGCTGTGCCAGCTCGAGGATCTGCGCCATGCGCTGCGCATGCAAGGCGGCTTGGGCGCGCGTGGTCATGCCAGGGCCTCGAGCAGGCGGATCAGCGTCGGCCAGCCGCCCAGGCCGATGAACAGCGCCGCGGCCACGATCAGCGCCGCGACGGCGTGCAGCAGCGTGTCGCCGCGCCAGCCCGGCTGGGGGTGGGCGTGGGGGTCAGGCAGCATCAGTGGCCTCCTTGGCGGCGCGGGCGCCGCCTCCTCCGTTGAAGTGCGGGCAGGCGCCCGCGCGTGCGAATCGGCCGCGGCCTCGGCAGGCAAACCAGGCCTGCGCGTGCTGCGGGTTGGCTATGGGCGGCTGGCGCTCCTGCACCTCCTGGCAGACGAGGGTGCTCACCTCGCCCATGACGGGGCACTCGCACATGGCGCCGAGCAGGTAGCCGCGCACGCGCCTCTCGATGCGGGTGGTGGCCGCCCGGTAGCTGCCGCTCAGGACCTGGCTGACCGTGGCCTCGCTCAGGCCCAGGGTCATGGCCACCTGGCCCTGCGTGCTGGCGCTGCACTCGGCGCGCAGGGCGGCCAGCCAGTCGCCGCCGGCGGGCGCAGCGGCGCTACGCATGGGGGGCGGCCTCGCGGGCCGCGGCGAAGATGGGGCCCAGATCGCGGGGGGCGGGCGCTGCGCCTGGCACGGCGGCGGCCGGCAACTCGTCAGCCAGCGGCCAGGCGTGGCGGGTGTTCGGATCCCACACGGCGCTGCCGTCCTGCCGCTTGATGGGCGCATGCGGGCCGCTGTCGCGCACCAGCGCCCAGATGTCGCGGCTGCCGGCGCGGCCACTCACGCGCGGCCACAGCAGGCGCAGGTATCCGGCCCGGGCCAGGGCCCGGCAGTATTTGTGCACTGCGCTCTCGCTGATGTCGCAGGTGCGCAGCAGGTCGGCCACGCTGAAGTGCCCGCGCATGATGCGCATGGCCTGCCACACTTGCTGCAGGCGCGGCGCCTGCGACGTGGTGCTGTAGGCGGCCAGGGTGCGGGCCATCATTGCGCTCCCGCGGCCACGCGCGGCCCGCCGCCGATGAAGAGCTTGCGGTCGCCCCACAGATCGGCCGACACGTCCGTCCAGCCGTTGGCCTTGCCCAGGCTTTCGATGCGGGCCATGCCTACGGTCATGAGGCCGATCGAGCCCTTGGCCTCGGTGTGCAGGCGGGCCAGCAGCTCGTCGTCGAGCCCCACCTCGCACACGGTGGCGGCCAGGGTGCGGGCATCGTCCAGGTCGCTGGCGCGGAACTCGACCCAGTGGCTCAGCCGGCGGGCCAGCTGCGGCCGGTGCACCAGCCGGCGCTCGATGCCCTGCATGCCGACCAGGATGACCGGCACGTTGGTGAGGTCGTGCACGTCGCGCAGGGCCTCGAGCATGTCGGCCTCGCGCAGCAGGTAGTCAGCCTCGTCGACGAACAGCGGGCGCTGCGCGGCGGTGATCTGCTCGACGATGTGGTCAAGCATGGCCTGGCGCCGCTGCAGGGGCGATGCGCCCAGCTCGCGCATGATGCTGCCGAGCATGGTGCTGGGCGTCCACTGGCTCGTGGCGCGCACGTACACGCCGCGCGTGCGGTTGACGAGCCAGGTGACGGCCGTCGTCTTGCCCGCGCCGGTGTAGCCGTGCACCAGGCACATGCCCGGCACGCCGTAGTCGCGCGTGGCGAGGGCGTCGAATGTCATGGCGAGGTCGTTGACCCCCTTGGTGAACGCCAGCTTGTTCCTCATGCATACTCCTCGTGCTCGTGGGCTGTGATGCCCGTTCAAACCGCCCCGGAAGGCCCTGCAACGGCATCCGGGGCGGGCTCTGTCAGCGGGCCCAGCTGCTCGCTGACCAGGTCAGCGATGCGGCGGTAGCGCGCCGGCTCGGCGCGGCGGAATGCAGCCAGCGCCTCTTGCTCCTCGGGCCCCAGCGCTCGCACGCGCGCCTGGCGCAGCAGCCACTGCACGCGCTCGGCGGTCGAGCCGAACACCGGCGCCGGCACCGGGCCGCGGCGCGCCGCCAGCTCGTTGGCCACGCCGGCCGGCACCTGCGCCGCGGCAATGCGGGCGCGGGCGGCCTCGGCCAGGTCCTGCACGTCGGCGGTGCTGCGCTGCGCAGCGTCGGCCGCCTGCACGGCCTCGGCGGCCGCCTCGAGCCCGGCGCTGGTGTGCACCGCCGGCGCGGCGGGGCGCGGGGTCAGCACGGCCAGCTTGCCCTGCTGCGTGGCGCGAGTGCGCAGGATCTCGTCCACCACGCCGGTGACGTTGACCTTCTTCGCCGCGGCCTTGAGCGCGCGGCGCTCCTCCTGCACGCGGGCGCGCTGCAGCTCCTTGGCCTTGAGCGCAACCTCGCGCCGGTCCATGCCGGTGCGGTCGGGGTTGCGGGCCAGGCAGATGAAGCGTTCCTGCTCGTCGCCGCCGAACACGTAGACCGTGCCCAGGTCGTGGTGGATCGGGTCATACCGCACCCGCACCTCGCGGCCGACCCAGGCCTCGAGCTCGGGGGCGATGAACCAGCCCTCGTCCAGCCGCAGGCCCTTCTTCTGCACCGTGCGGCGGCCGTCGCGGCCCGGCGCCTCGGCCAGCAGCACGTCGAGCGCGCGCTCGTCGCTGATCGTGCGCACCTGGTGCGCATGCTCGGCGCGCACCTCCCACGGGGTGCGCTGGGCCAGGCCCGCGTGCGGCTGCCGGTGGTAGATGGTGTCCACCCAGCGGTCGCAGAAGGCCTGCAGCTCGGCGCCCGTCATGCGCAGCTCGACCACCTCGCCGCGCTTCATCAGCCGGTCGGCGAAGCTCTTGCGCGACTCGATGGCGCTGCGCTCGGCCACGCTGTGGCCGATGTAGCCCGGCAGCAGCTCGACCAGGTCGCGCGTGAAGCTGCCGAAGAATCGCTCCACGTGCGGCTTGTGCCACGGCTGGAACGGCGGGCACAGCACGTGCCGGATGCCCAGCCCCTCGTAGACGCGCTCGGTGTAGAGGGCGGTGTAGTCGCTGCCGTTGTCTGTCTTGTCGCCCTCGGGCACGCCGAAGGCCAGCAGCATGGCGCGCAGGTGCGCGCCCACGGCCACGGCCTTGCTGGTGCGGCTGACCAGCAGCTTGGCCGTGCGGCTGAACACGTCGACGCCGGCGATCAGCGTGTAGCGGCCGTCGGTGCACATCACGTCGGCGGGGGAGCTGTCGCGCTCCCACAGCTGATTGATGGCGGTGACCTGCTCGCTGGACGAGCCGAAGGCCACCATGTGCTTGCTCTTCCAGGCATCCGGGTTCGCCAGCGCCTGCACGAGCTCGGCGTTCGCGCGGCGCCAGTCGGCCATCCAGCGCTCGAGGCTGCGCATGCTGGGCAGCGCGTGGCTCGGCACCGTCACGGCCGCGGTGCCGCCGGGGCCGAAGCGGGCCCACAGCCCGCGCATCACCTGCGTGGCGCGGGCGTCGGGGTGGTCGACCAGCATGGCCTGCACGTACTCGCGCAGCTCGGGGTGGCTGTCGACCTTGCCCGCGCCGCTGCGGTTGCCGTAGGCGCCGGCCAGGGCGGTGATGCCGCGGGCGCGCACATCGCGCTGCCAGCGCTCGATGCTGGCGTCGCTGACGGTGGGCAGCGCCGCGCGCGTGCCGTCGGGCACCTGCACCTGGCCGGCGTTGTACCGTTGTGCGAACAGCAGCCGTGCATGCGCCGCGGGCAGCCCGCGCGGCCCGGCTGAGACGTCGGCGGCGAAGGCCTCGCAGGCGCGCACCACGGCGAGCCGGGCATCCATGCGGGCCTGGCTGCGGGCGTCGAGCTCGCCGGCCTGGCGCAGCGTGCTCTGCCGGCCTGCGCAGTGGGCGCGCGTCTCCAGGCCATGCTGCAGCGCCAGGCGCGCAGCGTCGGCCTGGCCGGCGGCGCGGGCGGCGGTGGTGGCGGCCTGCTCCTGCGGCGTGTCGCCCGGGGCCGGGCCGCGCCACTGCAGCCTGGCGCGCAGCGCGGGGGGCAGTCGATCCACTGGATACAGACGGGTGCTGCCGCCTCGCCCGGGCTGCTCGGTGTACGCCCAGCCCTCGGCCTGGGCCTGGTGGCGCGCGGTGTGCTTGGACACGCCCAGGGCGATGGCGATGTCGGCCAGCTTGACGGCAGCGAGGGGCATTCGATCGACGCGGGTGAGGTGGGGGTGAGCGGCGGGGCGCGGGCTCTGCGTCAGTTCAGGCCGGGGCGGCTCTGCGTGGGCTCGGGGTCGCCGACGAGAGCCAGCGCCAGAGCGAGCGCGCGCAGCAGCTCGGGCATGCGCTCGAGTGCGCGCGCCGAGCCGACGGCCTGGGGGCCGGTGTCCATGGCGGCGGCCATCAGCTGCTCGGCGCCGTGGCGGAACGCGCCCCAGGCTGCGCCCGCCAGCACGTCGCGGGCGACGACCTGCACGTCGAGCGGCATGCCGCCGCCGGCCGCCATGGCGGCGCCGTTGTCGATCTGCAGCATGGCGAGCCAGGCTGCGTGGGGGCTGGTGGATGGAAGGGGGGTGCGGGTCATGGCTGTGGCGCTCGGGTTGGTGAGGTGGTGGGGTGGCTCTCAGTCGCCGCGCTCGTCAGGCCAGCGGCCGAGCGTCGATTCGCCCTGCATCCAGCACGCGAAGAAAGCGGCTGCCAGGCCGACGGCCAGGCCCACCGGGCCGGCCACCAGTGCCAGCACCGCCAGGCCAATGGCGACGCCGACGCACGCGAGAACGATCGCGCACAGCGTGATGGGGATGAGCAGCCAGGCTGCGTGCCGGCTGGTGGATGGCAGGGGGGTATGTGTCATGGCTGTGGCGCTGTGGTTGGGGTGAGGCGGGTGCGTTCTGAGGGGAGGTCTGAGGGGAGGTCTGAGGGGAGTTCGTGCTGCGTCAACCGGCCGGGTGGGGCGGGTGCGTGCGCCGGGTCGGCTTGGCGCCCATCCAATCCCACGACGGCTCGGAGCCGACCTGTTGGAGCGGGTACTCGCGGCGCGACGCCGGGGCCAGTGGGCCGGCTGCCTCGCACTCGTCGGCGGCGCGCTGCAGGGCCGCCGCCAGGGCGCGCAGCTCGGCGGGGCGCAGCTCGGCGCCGTCGCCGGGCAGGCCCGACACGTCGACGAGCGGGCGGTTGTGCCTGCAGCGGGTGAGCTTGCAGACGATGGACCGGCCAGCGGGCCAGGGCGGTGTGTGCAGTTGCGGCATGGTCGACTCCTGATCAGTGCGGGATGCGCGGCGCGTGCGGGGCAGCGTCTGCCGTGCGGCGTGAGGGGTGGCGCCCACCAGCCGCGCTGCCTGGCGCACCACTGCGCCAGCCTCGAGCAGCGCCAGCAGCGGCAGCACCTGCCAGCGCTTGAGCTGCGAGATGGGCGCGCGAAGGGGGGTCATGGCGGGAACGGAATAGAGGCCCGTAGAGGCGTTCGGAGGGGTGGGTGGCTACGTGGGTATCACCGGGGGCGTTTCAGGCGCTCCTGGATCGATCTGGGGATTTCGGACATATTTCGGACGGGTGGGGTCTGGCAGCACGACGCCGGCGGCACGCACCTGGGGGTGGTGCGCCACGCGCGACTGGCCCGAGAGCACGCGCCCGGCGGCCTGCTTGGAGATGCCGACCTGCCGTGCGGCGGCGCACTGCGATGCGCCTGCTCGCTGCAGCTCGACGAGCTGCAGCACATGGTGGGGTTGCACGCTCGTGCGACGGCCGGGGCGCGGCTGCTCGGCCGGCACCGAGGGGGCGGGATCTCGAGCCGCGGCGGCTGCGCGCGCTGCGCGCGCCTCGCGGTAGGCGGCCAGGCCGGCTGCGCGCTCGGGCGACAGCAGCATCGGCTCGATGCGGCCGTCGGCCCGCAGCTTGAGGTGCGGGCGGGCTGCCGTGCTGGGGGTGGCCGTCATGCGGCCTCCAGCTCGGTGGCGTCGGCGGGGGCGTCGGTCAGCACGCCGTGCTTGAGGCCAAGCAGCACCGCCACGCGGTGGCTCTGCCCGCGCAGGCAGCGCCGGCGGCGGCCGGCGGCCAGGATCTCGTAGACCAGGCTCGGGCTCACCTCGTGCTGCCGCGCCCACGCGGCGATGGACACGCCGCGGTGCACGAACTCGGCGCGTGCCTGCGCGGGGGTCTTCAGGCGCTTGGGTTGCGTCATACTGTGTGGGTGTGTGATTGGCGACGGAGAAAGTGATGACCGAATTGCCGGATACGCCGGTGGGCCTGCTGTATCAGCTCAGCGCGCGGGTTGCCGCGCAGGAGCTCGCGCTGGGCACACTCTTCGAAGAGCTAGTGCGCAGCGACAGGAGGGCCGCAGAGCGGGCGTTGACAACGCTGCGCGGCGGCGCTGCATTGCCGATGGGCTCAGGCGTCGCGGCGGCAATTGAGGCTCTCGCGGCTGAGTGGCAGGCTGCGCTTGACGCATTGCCTTGAGCACGGCGTACACGCCAGCTAGGCCGAGGTGGTACTTCTGGAGAAGGGCTGTATGCATGGACATACCGGGTTCGGAGGGTGTGAGAAAGTGCACCTGTGTGCAATGATGGTGTGCAATGTTGGACCTGTCAAGCATGGTGGGTGTGGAAACGTCAACCATCGGGTCTCGACTGCGATCTGAGCGGCTGCGCCTGGGCGTGAGCCAGTCGGCGCTGGCGGAGGCGTGCGGAGCGAAGAAGACATCGCAGATCAACTACGAGGCTGGCCGGACGTACCCAGACGCCGACTACCTGGTCAAAGCGGCGGCCGTCGGCGTGGACGTGCTCTACGTCCTGACCGGCGAGCGGGCGCCGATCAGCCCGGAGCCTGGCGCGGCGTTCAGTGCCGCGCTGACTGGAGAGGAGGCGGCGCTGGTGGACAATTTCCGCCACAGCAGCGCCGAGGGGCGGTGCGCGATTGCGGCGGCTGGCGCTGCGCTGGCGCAACATGCGGCGCTGAAGAAGGCGGGCTGAAGCGGGCCTGAACGGCCCTCACGCCGGCTTTAGGCGCGCCGAATAGGCGGGCCGCATGCTGCCCTGCAACAGTGCAGGCGCATGACGAGGCCCACGGCAGCTGCGCTGCACCCGATCGAGATCTTCGCCCCCGGCCAGCACAAGGCGGCGGCGGGTGACGTGCTCGCGTTCAGCGCCAGCGACCTCGAGCAGACCGCCGGCGCCTACAACCCCAACCTGCACCGCGCACCGCTGGTGGTGGGCCACCCCAAGACCGACGACCTGGCCTATGGGCACGTGGCAGCGCTGAGCTTCGACGCCCAGCGCTCGCGGCTCATTGCCACGCCGGCCGACGTGGAGCCCGCGTTCGCCGACCTGGTGGGCGCCGGCCGCCTGCTGGCCGTGAGCGCGAGCTTCTACACCCCGGGGTCGGCCAACAACCCGGTGCCCGGCTGCTACTACCTGCGGCACGTGGGATTCCTGGGCGCCGAGGCGCCCGCGGTCAAGGGGCTCAAGCGCCCGAGCGTGGCATTCGGCGACGGCGGCGATGGCGTGGTGGAGTTCAGCGACTGGGGCGATGGCGCGAACGCCGGGCTCTGGCGCCGCATGCGCGAGTGGCTGATCAGCAAGTTCGGCCTCGAAGAGGCCGATCAGGTCGTGCCCGGCTGGCAAGTGCAGGCCATGGCCGACGAGGTGGTGCGCGAGGAAACCGAGCGCGCCGCCGACTCTTCTCAACCGCGGGCCGCAGGCCTGCTGTACTCCGAAGGACCCCCAGTGACCACTGTCACGCATGAGCAACTGGCGGCCCAGGCCGCGCAGCTGGCCGCCGAGCGCACCGCGCTCGACGCGCGCCAGGCCGAGATCGAGGCGCGCGAACGCGCCGCCGCGCACGCCGCCCGCATGGCCGAGTTCGCGGAGTTCACCTCCACGCTCGTCAAGGCCGGGCAGCTGCTGCCCGTGCACCAGGCCAGCCTGGTGGCGGTGATGGCCAGCATGCCAGACGCGCAGATGGTCGAGTTCGCCGAGGGCGACACGGCCGTGACCAAGCCCGCGGTGTCGGTCCTCAAGGACTTCCTCTCGCACCTGCCCAAGATCGTCGAGTTCCGCGAGCTCGCCGCGGGCCGGGGCGCGGCCGAAGTCGACCTGCAGGACGCCAAGGCCATCGCCCGCGCCGCGGCCGAGTTCCGCGACGCCGAAGCCGCGGCCGGCCGCACGGTCACGCTCGAGGCGGCCGTGCAGCACATCGTCCACACCCACTCGGAGGCCTGAGCGCCATGAGCAGCAACAAGCAGCAGTTCGAGAACTACAAGGCCGAGGCCGCAGTGGCCGCCCACCTGATCGTGAAGTACGGCACCGCCGACGGCACGTGCACCCTGGCATCGGCCGCCACCGACGCGCTGATCGGCGCCGCCGACGCGCTGGCCAAGGCCACCGGCGAGATGGTGGACGTGCACGTCGGCCGCATCGGCGAAGTGCGGCTGGGCGGCAACGTGACGCGC